TGGATATCATCCTAGATGATTCTGTAAAAAAAATTGAAATAGCAGTAGGAAGATTCTAATGGGAAATTTAAATAAACCAACATATCGTCGTGATTATAAGGGTGAAACTCTTTCATATGTTCGTGATGGAGAAATGCAGTCTGTGTTTGTTACTCCTCGTGATTTGCCATATGATTTAGCATCATCTACTGCTGTAGTACTTGGAAATGGTATCAGTAGACTTGATCCTGCAATAAAACTTATCTTAAACCAGAATAATCAACGTGTAGCAGAAGGTTATAAAAGAACATATGCTTGTAATGCTGCATACCGTGACACGCCTGCTGACTATTATGTTTTTAAAGATGGTATTTTCTTTGCTGAAATTGCAAATGACATGCACAATAAAGTTTTTATTACAAACGAATTATGGACAAGTTCATATCGTGATGCAAATTTAATACCGCATGTATATCATATGGATGCTGGTGCAACCGCAGCATATCTTGCAGCGTTTGATGGCGCAAAAAAGATATTTCTATTTGGTTTTGATAGAACGGATGGCGTTACAAATGAAAATATTTATAGTGACACTCTAGGATATGATGGTCGTGAAGTAATAGATGATTTCCGTGATTTTGATACATATTTGTATAATGTAATTGCAGCATATAGTTCAGTAAGTTTTTATCGTGTTCGCAATCATCACAGTCATAATTTTGATGAATTATTTAAAACATTGCCTAATTATCGCGAAGTAACTATACGAGATGCTGTGCTATTAGGTGATTTTTAACAAATCACGAATAGTTTCAAGTTTTTCTTTTATAATATTGTTGTTTAAACTATTGTATAAACCAGGGTGCAGCGGTTTTGGTGTATTATTTAAATCACACCATGCATAACCTTTATGTTCACTACTTAATATTGGAATAAATTCTGCTTTCACTATTATTACAAAAGTATGATAGTTAAAATGACCATCTGGCGAAGAGAATAATTCAAGAGGTATGATTTTTATTATTGGTGGAACAAAACCAATTTCTTCTTTAACTTCTCTTGTCAACCCTTCATATAAAGTTTCATCACCTTCTACTTGACCACCAACCAACCCCCACGTGTCACTATAGGTATCTTGATCACGTAGCAAAAATAATCCTCGTTTTGTTTTTGCGCTTATAAAGATTGCACCAGCAGCAGTTAAAGAACGATTGACCACAGACCTTCTTGATAAATTCCTTGCCAACTTTTTTGCCATGCGCTTCCATTCCATGCATATTGTATACTACTAAATGTGTTTGTAACATAACTTGAATTACTTGTTGCATTAGGTCTATACGCTACAAACCATGAGTTACCGTTATATTGTATAATATCATTGGGCAGCGCAGATACAATGCTTGTATTTGCATTTTGCCAAGCTGCCGCTCCGTTTCCTAGTGTCGCACCACCTAAATTATTAGTGAGCAAATATCGCTGTCCAGTGCTTGCAGCGGGTAATCCAATACCAGGCGCATTTACCTGTGGATTAATAATTGCATTTACACTAGGCAAAACATTTGTAGGTATTGTAGCACTATCAACTGTAAAAAGCAAATTATTTGGATTTGTTGAATCATATGCTACTGTGCCTGTAATTAAACTTTGCGTTTGTGTATCTGTTAGATACAGCATGCTATAATTATTAGCTAGCTTGCCGAAACTTGAAACTACAGGAAACCATGGTATAGCGTTGCCTAGTGTTGTTGGCGTAGTAAATGCAGTATTATTAAGTTCTGGGCCACCACTTGGAAACAGTGTTACGTTGCCATTATTAACTAAAACCTGATAACCAGTAGGTGTAAAATACTGACGGCTTCCAAGTTGATTAGCTTGTTGTTCTATAGATTGGATAGGATTGCCCATAGCATCATATGTATTGACTGCAACACTTTGAACAATACCAAGTCGCAGCAATTTTGCTGGTGTGGTAATCCAAATTGGAACTTCAAAAGTAAATGTTCCTACATCAATTGGATCATCGCTGCCCACAGGAATATTTCTAGTTGTCCAGTTCGTGTTAGTAAGCAATATATAACTTAAACTTGTCCAATCGTAATAATTATCGCTATTTTGTATTTCCATATCTGGATTAAATTGAGCAGCTATTTGTTCCCATAACTGCATTTTTTGATCAAAATTGCTTGTCCAAATCTCCATTACGATTGTAAGTTTATATGGTGCTGGCATTAATCTTTGTAATTGAAAATTTTGACCTTGTTGAGTAGATAAATTTCCTGTAAGAGGATCAATTGCTCTTGGGCGAACGCTGCGATTATCTACAAACTTTGGTTCTTGAACGCGATTTCTATCATAATCAACAGCAGTAATATAGCAAACCATTTGAGGAACACTGTTAATTCCATTATCACTATTTTGTTTCAGAATAGCAGAAGCTTGACGATTAGTATCAGCATAGCGACATGGAACACGATAAAGAACTTGATTACCATTTGTGTCTTGACCAAATTCAACATATGTATCACTAAAAATGCGTATAAATTGATTTAAAAATCTACGAATTTGTTTATCATAGAAAAATTGTGCCATTTGATTATCCTAACGCATCTGGTTTGAGTGCTAATAAACTACTTAGTGGTTGTAAACTAGGCACAACAGCACCATTTGGTAATTTTACCGTAGCTGTATTGTTAATAAATGTTCCAAGTTGAGTATTGTTTTCGATACCAGTAATATTTGCACGTTGAACATCTTGTAGTGCTACCCATCTGGTTCCATCATAACGAAATAATCTATTTGGTACATAATCAGTACGCAATACATATTCACCTTGCGTAGGATTAAGTGGAAATGCAACTCCTTGAGTTACAGGTAAACCATTTGGTGGCGCAGCACTGCCTGTTAAATAACCTGGTATGGCAATAATAGGTGTCACACCATCGGCTGTAGGCAATATAAAGAGATTATTAGTATTATAACCACTAGTTGGCACATCACTTTGTGCTTGTGCAATAACTGCATCATTGATGCCAATATTTTGGTTATAGTTGCTTAACAAATCACGAATAGTAGATGTTGTATTGTTTGTAGCTGGTTCGTTTAGTATATCACGATATTCTTGCGCATCTACCATTGGAGCAACTTTGCAACGCCAAATATGCGACCACCACGTTTGTGCAAAACCTTCGCTTCCACGAGTTGCTTCTTGTACAACATAAAATTTCTTTAACGCTGCTGGCAAAGTTTCATCAAGTGGAAAATAATCACGAAGATGCGGCATTTCAAATACATCACCAGGCATGATTTTTCTGCCTAAACGACTAACCATATCATTATTGTGAAAGGTAATATACAAGGTATCATTATTAACCATAAGACCAAACTGACTTAAGTTAAAATCATTATCTTGAACACTATAGTGCCCACGTAGTTCATAGATATCTTTGTCATATTTGCGGTCACGGTTTTCCATGAATAGCAAATCTTGCAAATTTTTTTCAGTAGAATTTAAATAATTTGGTTCAGTTAAATCTGTAGATTGCCCATTTGTAACAGGACCAAGATATTTGTGTACATTAATACCTACACCACCAACCGTATATAATTCACGAATACGGTTATCTTGCCATTTATAATCATTGGTGTGATTTTCTCTATATAAACTTAAACGTGGCATTGCAAATCCTATAATATATTTATTGTAGGCATTTGTTATAATAAATACTATTGAAAAATTAAAAACAGGTTAAAATATGACTGATCAAGAAAGTTGGGGCGAAAGCCGTTGGGAATTTACAAAAAATCGCAGCAGATGGCACTTTGATACAAAAAAACCGCCAGAAACTGGTGTAGATAGTTATACACATGTTTGTAGATTTGAAGGTAATTTCAGTGATGCAATTGCAGAAATTTTACCACTAACTACGCCTAGAAACTGGTCTACTCGTAAAAACCAAATTAACACTGACAAGAAAGAACAGATATATTCTGCCAAACAAGAAGAATTTGATTTAATTAAAGCAGGTGCTGATCCTAAAAAAGAAATATTTTACCGTGCACCAGCAAACGATATTCCTATTTTTTCTAAGATAGGTGATTGGTTAGGAATGGATAAAACTATTATAAATTTTCATAACCAAACTACTGGTCAGTTAATGCATACGCATATTGATGTTTTTTCTAATCGACCAGAACGTAATAATAGTTTTGAAGTATCTGATATGGATTTGCACCCAGAAACCATGAGAACATTTATAGTTATGTTAGCGGATT